AGTTTATAGAATTATTCAGAGATGCCAACGGTCTTATAGAGGCCAAGCCAACTAACAAGATGCCAATCTCAGAATTTCCTATTACTAAAAAAACAGAAGATAAAACAGGAGCAATCGTTGTCTGGGAAAAACCTGATAAGAACTTTGAATGGGGAACTTACTATGCATCTATTGACCCTGTATCAGAAGGAAAAACAACTACCTCCGACTCACTTTGCTCTATCTTTGTTTATAAAAATCCTATCGAAGTAACAAGAATAGACAGTCAGAATACTGAAAACTTTATAGAGGGTGATAAGATTGTTTGTTCATGGACAGGCCGTTTTGACGATCTTGTAAAAACACACGAACGATTAGAACTCATCATTGAATGGTATAAGGCTTGGACAATAATTGAAAACAACGTATCTTTGTTTATTCAGTATATGATTGCCAAGAAAAAACAGCAGTATCTAGTTCCAAAGAACCAGATATTATTCTTAAAAGATCTTGGTTCGAATAACAATGTGTATCAAGAATACGGTTGGAAAAATACCGGAACACTTTTTAAGGCGCACTTATTAAGTTATCTTATTCAGTTCTTACAAGAGGAAATCGATGTACAAACTAAAGAAGACGGGACCATTGTTAAAATCAAATATGGCATTGAGAGAATACCTGATCCGATGGCTATGGTTGAGATGGGTGCCTATGGTGATGGAGTCAACGTCGATAGATTAGTTGCCCTGGCAGCACTGGTTGCATTTGCAAAAGTACAACAAGCTAATAGAGGGCATAAGAAGAGAGTAGAGAATACAGATAAAAATCATTTGGAAAAGTCAGCAAATTTGTTTAAATTAGACTATACTCCGTTCCGACATATGGGAAGGGGAGGACCGCGAGATGGTAAAAGACCACCTCGTAGTCCATTTACAAACATAAGATAAAGTTATGGAAATACTAAATGCAATGCAGCTTAAGGCTGGAGCTAAAGCGAAGTATAATCGCATGGGTTCGATAACACAACCTATTCAGTTTATACCGCGGAAAGACAAAGATCCTGAATGGACTGCTTGGAACTTAGATTGGTTAGAGTGGAACGGATTAAAACAGATTCGTAGAAATGCGCGTCGTTTAATGAAGAACTATAAACTAGCTAAAGGTATCATAGACAAATCTGATTACATTGTTGAAGAAGACAATGAGATGCGTGATCTGATCGAGACCTTAACTCAAGAAGATACAACAGCGTTAGAACTAAAGTTCTATCCGATCATACCCAATGTTATAAATGTTCTTACATCGGAGTTTGCTAAAAGAAATAGCAAAGTAACCTTTAGAGGTATAGATGAATACAGCTATAACGAAAAGATGGATCAAAAACGTCAAGCAATAGAAAATGTTCTAATGCAAGATGCGCAAGCAAAGTTGATTAATAAAATGATTGAACAAGGTGCTGATCCGGAAGATCCGCAGATTCAAGAACAAATGCAACAGCAGATGTCTCCGGAAAATCTAAAAACTTTACCTGAGATACAAAACTTTTTTGATAAAACATATCGTTCACTAAGTGAAGAGTGGGCAATGCATCAAATGAAAGTTGATGAGGATAGATTCAAAATGGATGAGCTTGAAGAAAGAGCTTTCCGAGACATGCTTATTACAGATCGTGAGTTCTGGCATTTCAGAATGAACGAGGATGATTACGAAGTAGAACTTTGGAATCCGGTATTGACCTTCTATCACAAATCACCTGAAGCTCGTTACATCTCCCAAGGAAACTGGGTAGGTAAGATTGAGATGTTAACCGTAGCTGACGTAATAGATAAATACGGTTACCTAATGACGGAAGAGCAGCTTAATTCTATTGAAGCTATCTATCCGGTAAGATCTGCAGGTTATCCTATACAGGGTTACCAAAATGATGGTTCTTACTATGATGCTACTAAGTCTCACGATTGGAATACAAACAATCCATCATTAGCTTACAGACAGTATACATCAATGTGGGATAATAATCTTAACGGAGGCGATGTAATAAACTGGATCATGAGTAATGGTGAAGACTATACTGACATGGGTTCAGCCTTTTTATTACGTACAACTACAGCGTATTGGAAATCACAACGTAAGGTAGGACACTTAACAAAAGTAAATATTGATGGTGAAGTTATAACAGACATCGTGGATGAAAGTTACATTGTAACAGACAAACCTGTTTATAATAACATGCTTATCAAAAACAAAACAAAAGATACTTTAGTATTTGGAGAACACATTGATTGGATCTGGATTAATCAAACTTGGGGCGGTGTAAAAATCGGACCTAACCATCCATCATTTTGGGGTATGAATAATCCAGGAGGAGTTAATCCAATGTATCTAGGAATAGATCAAAACAAAATGGGCCCTTTACGCTTTCAGTTCAAAGGAGATAGTTCGCTTTACGGATGTAAATTCCCTGTAGAAGGAGCTGTATTTTCTGACCGTAACACGCGTTCAACGGCGTTGATTGATTTGATGAAGCCTTACCAAATTGGATACAACATGGTGAACAACCAGATAGCAGATATTTTGGTGGATGAATTAGGTACCGTGATCATGTTAGATCAGAATGCCTTACCTCGACATTCTATGAACGAAGATTGGGGAAAGAACAATCTAGCAAAAGCTTATGTAGCTATGAAGAACTTTCAAATGTTACCTTTAGATACATCTATTACTAATACAGAGAATGCTCTTAATTTCCAGCATTTTCAGGTAATGAATCTTGAGCAAACTAACCGTATGTTATCTAGGATCCAGATGGCTAACTACTTTAAACAACAATGCTTTGAAGTAATAGGCATCACACCACAAAGAATGGGTCAACAACTAGGACAAACAAACACAGCCACAGGAGTTGAGCAAGCCGTAGCAGGATCATATGCACAAACAGAAACATATTTTATACAGCACTCAGATTATCTAATGCCTCGCGTGCACCAGATGCGTACCGATCTTGCGCAGTATTATCATTCTAAAAAGCCTTCGGTACGATTACAATACATGACCACAAAGGATGAATCTGTAAACTTCCAGATTAATGGTACAGATCTTTTACTACGTGATATAAATGTCTATGCAGTTACTAAAGCAAACCACAGAGCTGTAATAGAGCAAATGAAACAATTGGCTATGACTAATAACACAGCCGGTGCATCTATCTACGATTTAGGAAATATTATGCAATCAGATTCATTGTCAGAACTTACTAGTGTGTTAAAACAAACTGAACAGAAAACAGATGCTCAACGTAAAGGTCAAATGGAACATGATGAGAAGATGAAACAAATGGAAATGGAACAAGCAACGCAAGAAAAGAAAATGCAGCTTGATCATGAGGTTCTTGAGAAAGAGAAAGATAGACGAAAAGATATACTTGTGGCTGAAATCAAATCTGCCGGTTATGGTGCTATGCAAGATATGGATAAGAATAATCAATCTGATTACATGGACTTCATTGACAAAATTGAACAGACAGACGAGTTTCAACAAACTATGAGCTTATCGCAAAATAAGGAAAACACAAGAAGCCAACAGTTCAACCAGAAACAAGATTTAGAAAAACAAAAGATGGATAATCAGATGGCGATGAAGGATAAAGATCTGCAAATTGCGCAGACAAATAAGAACCGTTTTGATAAACCAAAAGAAAACGCAAAGAAGAAAAAGTAGTCGTAGTGATATAGTGCCGCTTTTCTTCTTTTTTTTTCTAGGATATATAACTTTATAAGGTTTAAACCATTATTTTTGTTTATATTATAAATGTCAGTCAAACCAAAAACCAAATAACATGAGTGATAATAGTTCAACAACAGTAACCGAAACAGACTTAGATATCAATGATATTCTAGGTATGCCGGGAGCAGAGAGTGTAATGACTCCTGCAGGGAATAAAGAAGAAAAACCAAACTTGTTTACAAGCAAACCTGTAGACATGTCGTTCATTGAAAATGATGATGATGAAGATGCAGCAAGTGCAGATACTTCTAAAGCTACTATAGTTGCTGATAATGCGCAGGCATTCAAAAGCAGTGAAGGTACAGATGAGTTACAGAATCTTTTAGATGAAACTGACAAAACTGGCCGACCAAAAGTAAGTAAGGATGCTATGATCGAGTTAACTAAAAAGTTAATCGAAGCAAAGAAACTTATTCCTTTTGATGATGAGAAGCCAATAGAGAAGTATACTGTTCAAGACTTTGAAGAATTATTAGAAGCTAATATGCAAGAAAACGATCGTAAAGTTCGTGAAGAAGTGCCTAGAGAGTTTTTTGATAATCTTCCAACAGAGTTAAAAATTGCAGCGAAGTATTATGCAGATGGCGGAAATGACCTTAAAGGACTTTTTCGTTCATTGGCTCAGGTAGAAGAAATAAAGCAATTAGACCCTAGAGATCCAAATGATCAAGAGGATATCGTAAGAGCCTACCTACATGCTACTCAGTTCGGTAATTCTGAAGAAATCGAAGAAGAAATTATCGGCTGGAAAGACCATGATCAACTTGATGCGAAAGCATTAAAGTTTAAGCCTAAACTAGATGCGATGCAACAACAATATGTAGCTCGCCAATTACAACAACAAGAAGTACTTCGCAATCAGCAACAAGAACAATCCAAACTTTACATGAATAGTGTATATAATGTACTCGATCCAGGTGAGTTAAACGGAATGAAGCTTGACAAAAAAACTCAAAGTGCTTTATATGCTGGTCTGATTCAGACAAATTATCCTTCTATTTCAGGTAAGCCTACTAATCAATTAGGACACCTTTTGGAAAAATATCAATGGGTAGAGCCACGTCACGATCTAATCGCTGAAGCTCTATGGTTGTTATCAGATCCAGAAGGATATCGTGCTAAAGTAAAAGAAGGTGGTGCAAAAGCTGCAATTGAAAAAACAGCACGTATGCTTAAAACAGAAGAAAAGAATAAAATAGGCTCTTCACAAAGCCACGATGATAATGACGAGTTTACAACAAAACCATCACAAAAACTCGCAAGACCATCACAAGGATTTTTTAAACGATAACACAAACAACAATTATAAACAATCAAATCTAAAATCAAACAATGAGCACTCCAGTATTAAACAATGGTCTCTTTTTACGTGATACGAACTACCAAGCTAGTTCTCACGTAGATTCATATCACTTGGTGAACATGTTAAAGAACGCTGAACCGATGGACATGGGTCCTGTAGATATTTGGGCTATGGCTCAAAAGGTTGAAATGCCTCTTTACCAATTGTCATCTTTCGGTGGTAAAAACATTATCATGGTAGATAATGTACGTGGTGAGTACAAATGGCAAACACCAGTTTCCCAAAACTTGCCTTACATTCTTGAAGACATCGAACCAGATAATATCACAAAAGGTATTGACGGAACAACCTTCAAAATCAAAATTAGCCGTCGTGAATTTGGTCATGGTGATATTGTCACTTATGATAAATACAACGGTTGTGAGATGTACATCACTGTAGATGACATTCTTCCGGTACAAGATGGTTTCATCTATACTGTTCAATTAGTTAACAACGATAACTACCGTTATCTTGATAACAAGTACCTTGCTAACGGAACTAAAATCTTCCGTAAAGGTTCTGCTCGTGGAGAATATGGAGAACGTTTCTCTGATATCCGTACACAAGCTGGTTTCCGTGAATTCTACAACTTCGTAGGAGGTGCTGAAGCTCACGTTCACTATTCAGTTTCTTCTCGTGCTGACTTAATGGCTCGTGGTGGTCTTAATGCAGATGGTACTGTACCAGTTACAGAAATCTGGAGAAACTTTGATAAATCTATGGATCCGGCAATCACTAAGATTGAGGAAATGGTTTCCAAAATGGGTAAAGATTACGTTAAACGTGCTATGGGTAATGGTACTTTGACTCGTACATTCCTTACAACGATGGAAGCAGCTCACTTAACAAAAGTAGCTACAGATATCGAAACTTACTTAATGTGGGGTCATGGTGGTCGCGTTCGTCAGGACGGTCCAGATGATATCCGTATGTCAGTAGGTTTATGGAAACAATTAGATAACTCATTCAAACGTGTTTACAACAAGTCAAGCTTTAGCTTAGAGTTGTTCCGCGCTGAGTTGTACAACTTCTACGCAGGTCGTGTGGAATTCCAAGGTCCAGATCCTAAACGTCAATTGATCGTTCAGACTGGAATGGGTGGAATGAGAATGGTTAACGAAGCTATCAAACGTGAAGCTGCTAACTCAAGTCTTGTTATTCAAGCTGCATCGAACAATGGTATCGGAGCAGTAACTGGACAAGGTATGGATTTAGGATTCGGATTCGCTTACACTAGTTATGTGATCCCATTCTTGGCAAACGTTAAGTTTGTCTTGAATCCAGCATTCGATAACTTACATACAAACGACATCGAAAATCCAATCATTGATGGTAACCCGTTATCTTCATATAGCTTTATCATCTTCGATATCACTGATACTGGAAATGATAATATCTTCTTATTGAAATTATCTTGGGATAACCAATTGAAATGGTGGTATCAAAACGGAACAATGGATTACATGGGTAAAACTCAAGGATTCACTTCTTCCGGACAATTCAACGGTTACCGAGTATTCATGACACAAACAATGCCTGCGATTTGGGTTAAAGATCCAACCAAAGTATTGAAAATTGTTATGAGAAACCCAATCACCGGTGGATCATTCTAAAAATAAAAACAGGAGGAGAGGTTTTCCTCTCCTTCTTTTTTTTATATTTGCAGTATAAACCAATAATAAACCAAACCAACAATGAGTACAAAATTATCACTTGTAGAAATACCTACGGTCATTGACCATGGGAAAGTATCAATCAAACCGTTCTTTAACGCTAACTCAGATAACCTGGGTTTGCAAAATTATGGATTAACCCTTTTTGATGGGATATTCCACGAAGAACAATTATCATGTATAGAGAGAAACGGAACAGTTCGTTTTATAACGGGACTTAATCCATTCGCTCCGGAAATAAAAATGATAAAGGATGATAAAGTAAGAGAAGCACGTATTAAAGAGATCAATAAGATTGTTGTCCAGTTAGAAGCAGAACTTGCTTCAAACATTTTGGATGCAGAAGATCCAGATCTTTGGAATAAAGTGAAACTTCTTAAACCGGATAATCTTGAATTTTGGAGTAAAATCACAATTCGTTGTGGTAATGAAACAGTATTCATGGATCCTGAAAAGAATGCTTTTGATATGGTAAAACTTTGCGCAATCGAAGCAGGTGGATTTTCAATCGTATCTAAAAGTTATGATGATGCTAAAGCAGCAGCAGTTGCTCCTAAGTTTTATCTTGACAAATCGATCGATACTATTTCTAGTAAGACCGAAGGTAAGAAGCTTAAGAATAAAGCTCTATCAGAACTAGAGTCGATGTTTAAAAAGAATACAAATAAGCTTTTCTATGTAGCAAAAGTTGTTGATGGAAATAGCGTACAATATAAAAAGTCTACACCTAATGATGTGATCTATGACAACATGGATAAATACATCACAGGCGAGGGTCTTGAAAAGAATCTTCGTAGAGCTGCGGAATCTTTTATTACGGCATCTGAACTCGATATGGAAACATTAAAGTTAAAGAGCTTAATCAAAGATGCCACTTTCTATAAGATGATTGCTCCAAAAAGCGATGGTATGATATATCACGTTAACTCGGCAAGCATCATGGGACGTAACTCATCTGAGTGTCTAGAGTTCTTGAAGAACGCTTTAAACGATAAAGTACTTGCCGAATTAATGGGACAAGTAGAAGTATACTGGAAAAAATAACAATAATCTATATAACCATGGCAAAAGATAAAAATGAATACCCGGTTGTGTCTATGACACCTACTCCCTATAAAGGAGGAATGAATTCCTACCCAACAGTAGTAATGAATCCAACACGTTATAATGGTGGATTAAATAACTACCCAGTTGTTGTTACTAATCCGACTCCTTACACAGGTGGTCGTAATAAATCAGTAAACGTTAAATAAGATGAAGCAGAACAAAATAGCTCAAGTAGCTAAGAAAGCTACCGCTAAATCTAACTCGACAAAAGGTACAAATCCTGTACCTAAAGGCGCAATCCCTGCCAAGAAAATGGGTGGTTCAATGAAAAAAGGAAAATGCTAATAGCATAATCCAAAAAAAAACAATCATGGCAAAACAAGACCCAAAAAAAACAACAAAACCTGCAGAAAAAAAACGTGTATATAAACCTAGTGCAATGCAGAAAATGCAATATGCTCTTACAGAAAAAATGCCATTTGGTGTACCTGGAGATGCAAAAGAATCAAGAAGAACTGATTCAATTATGGATTCTAATGAAATGATGAGATTGCGAGATAAGCTTGGATATGAAAAGAAAAAAGGTGGTGCTATGAAAAAAATGGCTAAAGGGGGATCAACTAAAAAGAAGTAACATGGCAAAGCAAATGTTAAAGCGTAAAGATGGCAGTACATCCCAGAAAGGACTCTGGGATAATATCAGAGCTGCTAAAGGTTCTGGTAAAGCTCCATCTAAAGAAATGCTTAAACAAGAAAAAAAGATAAAAGCTAAAACTAAAAAGTAATGGCAAAGACACCAGCATGGCAAAGAAAAGAAGGTAAATCTCCTAGTGGAGGTTTAAATGCTAAAGGCAGAGCTTCTTATAATAGAGAAACTGGAGGAAACTTAAAAGCTCCTCAACCAGAAGGTGGTTCTAGAAAAAAATCTTTTTGTGCTAGAATGTCTGGTGTAAAAGGACCTGCAAAGAAACCTAATGGTGAACCTACAAGGAAAACGCTAGCTTTAAGAAAGTGGAAATGTTAATAAGATAACCATGGCAAAGAACAAAAATTGGATCAAAGATGCAGTAAACCCAGCACATAAGGGTTACTGCACTCCAATGTCTAAAGCTACCTGTACACCAAAACGTAAAGCTTTAGCTAGAACTTTTAAAAAGATGGCTAAAAACAAATAATAAAAATGAAAATGTTAGCTAAAAAACAAAAAGGTGGTAAAACCACTACACCTAAAAATAAAACTGTTAGGCTTAGAGAAGACAGTAAAGACTATCTTACTAAAATAAAAACAGATAACAAAGGTGATGTAGCTTCTATAAAAGTTAGAAGAACGGTTAAAGGACTTTTAACAGGTGCGCCTAAACCTATGAAAAAAGGTGGTTCAACTAAATCTAAAAAATAAGTAATCATGGCAAAAGAAAAAGTGAATCCGTTAACCTTCTTTAGAGAAGCTCAGGAAAAAAGAAATGATAACTTCATGAAAGATGGTGGTACAACTACTACAGGTGTAATCAATGATTACAGTCAAAAGTTTCCGTACGGTCAAGCCGGAGGAGCATCTTACTCACCAGGTACACCATCACCAGCTTATAAAAAAGGCGGAGCTAAAAAAAGCGGATACTAAATGGAAAATGCCACTATCTTTCTTAAGATAAAACAAAGGCTTAATAAGCTTGCTAGCAATGACTATGATAACATAGAATGCTGGCAAGTTGTTGAAGCTTTTAATAAAGGCATGACTCAGTGGTGTCGTAGGAATCTTCATGGAAGCAATTCTATGAAAGAAGGTGATGAACAATCCAAGAGACGAATCGATGACCTTCAAGTTCTATTAGGTACAAAAAATATTATCATGAATGATCGTAAATTGTTTTATCAATCAGAAGATCTTCCGGATAACTATTTTGAATGGAAACGTTTAGAGGTAGAAGTATCTAATGAGTGTTGTCCGGGTACACGTAGGATGACGACTTATCTTGCTGAAGAAGCTAACGTTGAGTTATTACTTCGCGATAAAAACAAACAACCAAATTTTGAATGGGCAGAAACTTTCTGTACCATGCTGAATAATCAAATACGTGTTTACAGCGATGAAAAGTTCGAGGTTAAAAATACTACCTTATACTTCTATCGCCAACCAGTATATATACAAATAGAAGGTTGCGTAGATCCTTATACACAACAAGTAAGTACAAAAAATATCAACTGTGAGTTTAAAGATGACGTAATAGAACTGTTCATAGATGAAGCAGTTAAAATCATTGCAGGAGATATCGAATCAATGACGCAGTATCAAAGAGCACAACAGTCCGTAGAGGGCAACAACTAAAATGGAACAACCAAGAAGTTTAAAAAGAGATTCTTCTGCAGCATCATCTACATCGGCTTCAGGCTCAGTAGATACTATGACAGCAGCTTGTGCTAATGAACTATTAAATGCTGCAGTAACTTTTCATAAGTTACACCTTAAAGTAAAGGGTCCCGGATCACATGCAGCTCATACTGCACTCAATGATCTTTATGACGCCTTACCAGGCCATGCAGATAATCTAGTAGAAGGATACCAAGGAGCATGCGAAATGCTATTGGATATTCCAGACAATGCTCCTAAGAAAGTATCAACTGTAGAAGAAGGTATTGGATACATAAGAGCATTAATAGGAATGGTAACAATGTTACAATCCAAGATGCCTTATAGTGAAATCGTAAACGAATTGGATACCGTGAAGAGTACTTTAAACTCTGCTAAGTATAAGCTTACGTTCCTGAAGTAAAAATATTTTACAAAAAAGTTGCATAGTAAGAAAACAATACTTATATTATAGTATCTTTATATATATGTCTAACTAATAACTAAAAACAACATGGCTTATTTCAATCACGCCTTTAACAAGGTATTCCTGGGAACAGGAGCGACATTAACCCCAGGACCTGGTGAATCACCAACAAATCCTGCATCAGCAGATGGTTTTATTACAACAGGAGGAGTAACATCCGAAACGTTGTCAAGGCTATCTCCGGGATATTTTGGATTCTTTGATCCAAAAACTTTCAAAACTGTAACCAGCCCATCATGCTGTCCATTAATCTTAGCTTGCTCATCTTTGATGGCAAAGGATAAAATTGGACCCTTCTTAGGTGGATACAGAGAAACAAACAAATCAAAAACTATCAACCCTAAGTACATAAACAAAACTTATGTTGTTGATCAGTGTACTCCTCAACAATCAGTTGTTTCTATTGGAAACACAGTTTATACTGATGATGTGGTTGTATCATTAACTATCAATAACGCAGGTGTTGCTTATCCAGTAGATGGTACCTTTATTGGTGTTCCATTAGCGGGTGGCTCAGGTGCTGGTGCAACAGCTGATATTGTAATTGCTGGTGGTGTTGTAGTACTTGTTACTATTAACAACGGCGGTACTGGTTACACAACTGGTGATAACTTAGTTCCTGATTACACTTTCATGGGTGGAGCACCAGGTACAGAAGCAGAATTTGATGCAGTAGTTTCAATTTCCGCAGGATGTTGCCACGAATTTTATTGTGGTGAAACATACTACTTAAGAGTAGATGTTAAAGGTTCTCCTGCATTACGTGCATTAAACCACAACGCTTACCAAACACTTGATGCTTACACAGGATGTTGTGCACCTGGAGATTTAACTCCAGCTCTTGTAGACTCTACATTAGTTATGATTGCTTGGGCTAACCAAATGGTAACAAACAATTACCTAAACTCATTCATTTTACCTTTCGTATTTGATGAATCAGGTGTGGTTTGGTATGCACCAGGTACAACAACTGACATCACTACAGGTAATCCAATAAATGCATCACAATGGTGGGATGCTTACGTATCTCCAGGACACACTCCAGGAGCTTGCGCAGGTCTTCGTGTTTTTGGAGCATATGTTGAAACACAATTCGGTAACTGTTCTTTCCAAGTAACTGACTTCTTCGAAAAAGAAGCTGTACAAATCTATGCTTCAATGGTAGATTATACTGGAGATCCTTGCGTATTCGAAGGAATTTGTTTGGTTCGCGAATGTAATGGTGTACAAGGAATTGGTTTTGGTGAGCAAGTGGTACGTGATTTAATCTTATCACAATCATACTTACAGAATTTCTTCCACACTGATATTCGTATCCGTGAAATCACTCAAGGTACTGATATCTTGAACAGTGTAAACCGTAACGCTCTTTATACTCGTTACTACATTTTACACAGTGTTCCTCGTTTCAACAATCCATCTAGTACTTTTGATAATGATCAATACATGTTAGAGATTGTAACAAACGGTAGAATTGCTACACTTGAAACGTATATCAACAACTGGACTGATAACTGCGGTGCTTGTGAGTCAATGGAAGTTATGACATGTACTCCATGTGATATTATTCCAAACCCATAATTAGCATAGTAGTAATTATTTTTATAAAAAAGAAAGGGAGAGAGAGATAATCTCCTCCCTTTTTTTTATTTTTACATTTTATAATCTACAACTATGGCACATTCATCACTAAGTCTTGAAGCACCGGATACACTAAACAAGTGTATTCTTCGTATTGTAGACACAAGTGTATACAATACACAAACTCCAGTATTATGCCCAACACTTCAAGTTACATTACCGGGATTTAGTGTTCCGGCTGTATTTGAAGAACCTATTACTAACCCAGGATTTATGCTGAATTTAACAGCTTGTGATCTTGGTGTACAAACGGTTAGTTGTGGTACTGTTTTTAATGATCTCCCTGACGGGATCTATATAATACGTTATAGTAATAGCCCTAACGATTTAGTATACGTTGATTACAACCATTTACGTATCACCAAAGCTTTAGAGAAATATAACGTAATCTTATGTGATTTGGATATTGCAGCATGCGATCCTCCAGAAATCGTAAAGAGAAAAATGGAACGCCTTACCATGATCAGGATGTATCTTGATGCGGCTAAAGCGCAAGTAGAAGTTTGCCATAGACCTGCAAAAGGTATGGAACTCTACAACTATGCAGTTAAACTTTTAGATAAGATGACTTGCACAACATGTTGATAACCAACCAATAAACCAACAATATGAATTGTCAAAACTGTAAAGCAAAATTAAGTTGTGGATGTCAACAAAGAGTTGCATCTAACAAAGCATCAGTATGTAGTAACTGTCTTTCATCTTATGAAAATATGCTGAAAGTAAAACCGGTTATAAAAAGTACTAATGCTCCTACAAATCTAGGAGTATCTTATTCTCCGCCTAAAAAATAAAAGTAATGGCTAAAGTACCATGTCCTCCATACGATCCCTGTAGTCTTTTAGGTAATACTGATTTTGAGTTACCGGTTATTCCTACAGGAGCATCTTCCCCCCGAGAAAAAGATACTGTTCCATGTTGGGATACAGATCAAGCACAAATTGAGATTTGGAGTATTGGAGCAGGTTCTGGAGGAAATGGTCCGCGACTTACTCCTACTTCTCCGTATGGTCAACCTTATTCTGGTACACAGTGGGTAGAATTAAATGCTACTTATGCTTCACCGTTCTTCCAAACATTTACTGTTCCTGCAGGAGGAGCAACAGGTATGATATTGACTTTTGCTCACGCTAGTAGAAAAGTTCAATGTGGTAATAACCAAATGCAAGTTAAAATTGTTACAGGAGCTGGTTCTGGAGGAACAATAGTCTTTAATGCACCAGGTAATCGTCCTGGCAATATCTATGATGCTCTATATGAATTAGATGGCATAACAATAAAAGATATAAGTGT